GCTCGGTCGCAAGACTAAGCACCCTAAGTGCGCCTGTCCTTACCATAAGATTATTTTTCATGGCTTCGGACGGTTTGATTGTGAAAAGAAAATTCACTTTCAAACCATTCTATTGAGTATTCATAGGTCCTTTAAGGACTCCTGAAACCCAAATTTCAGCTCTATCGAGAACCAGTATGACAAGAACAGAATTGAAGGATTCATTAGCGAACATCGTAGCACTCTCGCGGCGGTTTTTAAACCAAAGCGGATGCAACCTAAAGCGTATGGTGATCATATCACTAAATACACTATGGTTAATAAGAGGGGTATTACTTACTCTCGTAAGCAATACAATCCTTATACGATGGATCCAACAGTCGATTCAAATGATCGAACTGGTGGTTTAACGTTCCCTAACCGGGTTACGCTTAAATCATGTGCTAATGGACCTGCCATTTCAGCCCAAATGCTAGATATTCTGGCTATCCGTGAGGATCCAGAACTTCTTTCTGCTTTGAACCACGTCGAAAGTGAAGCACTTCGGAATATGATTCCGACTTTCTTGCTTTCGGGCGGGACGATGCCTAAATCTCAATCAGTAATGGTTGAGAGACATCACCTCTCGGGTTTTCCTGAGGGTTTTGTCTTAGACGTCGACGAGTATCTCGGTCGTGTTAGGCGAAAGCCTATCCTTTCGAGATTACATGTTATTGAAAGTCCATCTGCGAAGCCTCGTGTTATTGCTATCTTTGATAGCATCTCACAGTGCTCGCTAAAGCATTTTCATAACATACTTGAAACTCTGATTAGGAAAATTCCTACAGATTTCACGTTCGATCAAAGCGCTGGTAAAGATTATCTAAAGAATTTGTTCACTGGGAAAGATGTATTCTATAGCGTTGATATTTCATCTGCTACAGATACAATCCCTGTGGCTTATTCTAGATTTTTACTAGATTTGGTCATTACCCCTAGTATTGTGACCGATCCTAAATTATACATAGATAGTATAATGAAGATCTTGATCGATCGCCCTTTTTATTTTAATAATAGGGCTTATCGATACAAAACCGGTCAACCTATGGGTTCATACGGTTCCTTCCTGTTACTAGCCTTAACTAATCATTCGTTAGTGCAACTTGCACATAGATTAGTTCATCCTAATAGTAGCTCATTTTTTCGAAAATATGCTATTGTTGGTGATGATGTGGTTATCTACAACAAACTTGTTGCAGAAACCTACATTAGGCTTTTAAACGATCTGGAAATTCCTATTAACAGATCGAAAACAATCGTCTCTGACGATTCTTTCGAATTCTGTAAACGGTTTTACAGTGAAGGTCATCTAGTCACACCCCTATCCCTTAAGGGGATAGCGGTATGCGGAGCTTTGAAAGATCCAGGGCTATTCTACAATCTGTTTTCAGATCGCGAATGTCCTTTTTCTTATCAAGACTTCTGTAGTCTATTTACTCGTAAAAAAATACGAGCTTGGTTATCCATAAATCAACATATTGATTTACCTGGTATACCATGTAGTCTACGTAGAATACCTTCAGAAGTAGTAGATCACGCTATCAGAACGGCCGAAATTTCTGATATCCTTAGAAATAAGGATCAGGAATTAATTACCATCGATAACGCAAAAGACGTCGATATTTTCAAAAGTATCGACGGCTCTTTACTACTCTCTCCATGGGTGGGTCGGTTAAACTAAGGGTTACAAATCCGTCAGCTTTATTCCGATTACTATAACCTTTGTTATAGTTTTACTACCCCTTGGAAGAGTTACAAGTCAATCAAACGGAAAGCATTTGCGAAGATGCTTTCTAATGAGAAAGATTTGCCAAGTCTTTGGGAGGTCGCTTTTGGTTGTAAGGCAAATACTTGGTATTTGTCTTATCTCTCAACTTACTTCGGTAAGCGTGAGCGATCGCCTTATCGTATGTCGAAAGACATAGGAAAACAGCGACAACTTATTAGATCCCTCTGCTACAATCATCGTAAATTTTGGGATGATCGAGAGAAACTAAAACATTATGTTATTGATCCCGATAACTCGAGATCAAAACTTATGTCTTAGTAGACCTG